TGGACTCATCGAACCGGGCGGCAGTCTCCTTGACCAGCTCGCGGTAGGGCGTGGAATCGCCGCCCATCATGTCGGTCTGCACGATGATCCCGATCATTTCCTTCAAGAGCGGCATGGCCCTTGACCATGACTCCTGCATCGCCAGCTTGTTCGGGGCGGCAGTGGAGCCCGCGCGGATCTTCATCTGGATCAGCGCAAACACAGTCTCAGGCGTGCGCTGCTCGGGCCACTCGTAGGGCATCTCCAGGGGCTTGGGCATCTGCCCGGACATGGCCGCCATCATCGCCGCCTGCGGGTCGGGCTGCTCGGGTGCGCCCATGATCTGCTCGACTTGCTGCGGGGTCATGGCCAGCAGGCACAGCTCCGCGCTGTACTGCGCGATCAGCGTCAGCCAGTCCTCCACTTGGTCGCGGAACTCGGAGACGCGGGCGCCCAGGCTCTGGTCGCTGATGCTGGCCTCGGTGGCGGTCTTGGCCTGGGTGATCACGCTGCGGGCGGCTTCCTGCAGCCCGGAGACGGCTTCGATGTCGTAGGCAATCGGGCTGGTGTCGTACACAGCCGGGTCGATGCGCAGTTGCGTACCCTCGCCAAACACATCGGCCAGCTTCCCGCCTTGGGTATCCACCACCACGATTTCGCCGATCTCCGGGTGCAGGCGGCTGGTGATGTCCTTGTCCTTGACATCGGCCGACACGATCTTGTGCGGGCGGATGTTGCGCCGCACGTCGGCGAACTTGTCGCGCGTCTCGTTGTGCTCGACTTCGAGCTTTTCCAGATCATCGACCAGCGACTGCGTGACAAACACCCCGTCCACCACGCCAAACGGCAGGATGAAATACGGCCACCAGCGCTCCCCGCAGTACTGCGGCTGGTACGGGGCGCGGGCGAACTTGGTGCGGATGCCGTCGATCAGGGTGTAGATCGTGTTGTCGGTCTTGCTCCAGGCCTCGTACACCATGATCAGCGGGTCGTCCTCGCTCGATGCGCTCATGTTCGCGCCGTACACCCGATCCGGCTCGCGGGTCTCGGTCTGGCCGATCTTGTACGTGGTGGCGCCCGTCAGGTCGAAGTCCTTGAACGTGCCCAGGGCCACGGAGCGGCGCATGGGGATCTTCTCGACCATGAAAGCGCCCTGGTCGTAGTCCCAGATGTCCTCAATGGCCGGGTCGCACAGCAGCCGCTCGGTGCGTACCGTGTCGATCACCAGCCCCTCGGCGGCGACCGTCTCCTTCTGGGCTTCCATGGCCAGAATAGCCTGCTCCAGCTCGCGCTTTTTGGCCTCCAGATCGCAGCGCATGGCCTCGTCGCCCTCGATCTGGGCCAGCAGGCTCTCGATGTTGCGCACGTTGTCCTGGCTGTCCTCGATGCGGTCCACGATCACCGGATCGGTGCGCATGTCGCGCTGGTACTGCACCTTCACAATGCCGAAACTGCAGGTCATGGCAGCGCGCACCGTGCGCTTGGCCTTGGCCTTGAGGTTTGCATCATCCAGCATGGTCTGGGTGACGGTAGAGACGGTTTCGCACAGCAGGCGCAGGTCTCGGGCCTTGTTTGTCGGCTGCGCGCTCATCTCCGGGTTCTTGGCGTAAACCTTGCTCAGCACCACGGAGAGCGTGGACTTGATCAGGTTGGCGCGCTTCTTGTTGTAGGCCGGGCTCTCGGGCTGGGCGTTGTCGTCGATGCCGCGCACCAGGTTGCGGTTGTACTTCACCCGCTTGTGAAACGGCCCCCAGTGCTTTTCAGCCGCCTTGATGCGGTCCATCCAGGTCTTGACCAGCGGATCGTCCTTGTCGGTGGTCGTTGCCAAGTTGGCAGACACGATGCCCTCGGACGTGGCGGGGGCTGGCGGGGGTGCGTTGGGGTCGATCATCTGGTAGTCCTGTCGATGCGGTGGCGGCCGTCGGGCAGAACATAAGCGCCAGCGGCCTCGGGATCGCCAGAAAGTGATTCCTCGTCCTCTGCCGGCGTGGCCGTGCGGCGCATGAGTCCTGCCTTCAAGGTGTCGAAGGCATGGTCTTCCCCTTCGGTGTCCACATCGTCGGGCTCGTCCGGGTCGGGCTCCAGCGTCGGAACCGTCCTGATCGTGTGCTCGCATGTGCTGAAGATCGCCAGCTCGTCCAGTTCCAGCGTTTGCTTCACCAGCATGGCGCCAGCCTTGCGCGAGCCCGGCCCCGCCCACCACGGGCGAAACTTCAGCCCCGCCTTGCGAAAGGTCTGCGCGTGGGTGATCTGGGTTCCGTACTGGCTGCCGCCCTTGGCGAACAGGTCCGGCCCGGTGATGCGCAGATTGATGTCGTAGCCCACCCGGGCGTCATGCGCCTCGCGGGCGACGATGCGCTGCGCCACCTTGTCCGGGGTTTCCTTGGTGCCTGTGTTGGCCAGCGGCTTGCCATCGTCGTCCAGGGCGATGCCGTACAGCTCCCGCCACACGTAGGTCTTGCCCTCGGGGTCCTTGGCGAACCACAGCACGCAGTAGGGCTTGGCATAGCCCCAGTCCATCGCCATCCAGACCTTCCAGTGGGCAGGGATGGGGAATGGCTTGATCACATGCCGGCGCTCGTCCCATGCGTCAGCCAGGAACGCTCCGATGTTGATGTCCCAGGAGCCAAAGCGCCAGGCCTTCTTGCGGTTGGGGTCCTTGATCCCGTCCAGGCTGGCCAGATACAGCGGGTCGTTTTGCAGGAGGGTGAGGTTCTCCGACACGTCCGAATGCACGTAGCAGCGCTCCCGGCCGTCCGTGTCGCGGATGATCTCGCCCGGCAGCACCTCGCCAATGCGAAACCGCTCCTTGACCGCGCCGTGACCCCTCCCGTATGGGTTGGTCGTCGCCCGGATCATGCGCGGCATGCCGGGGTGGGCCGATCGGCAGCACGAGTGCATCATCTCGTAGAAGGCCAAAGATCGCCAGTTGGTCAACTCCTCGAAGCCGATCCACGGGTATTCGCTGCCGTGGTAGTCCCAGTAGTCGTCTTCCTTGATACCCGAGCGCAGCAGCAATTCCTCTCCATCAGGGAACTTCCATGTGTAGGTGGACTCGTTGAACCGGGCGCCTGGCCAGAACAGGCGAAACCACGCCTTGGACTTTGCCGCCACGTCTGCGAGCTGCGGGTAGGTCTCGCGGAACAGGACTCCGCGCCATGCCGGGCCGAAGCCAACCCCCACAAACTGGGCGAAGGACATCAGCAGGGCTGCGGTCTTGCCGCCGCCTCGGGTGCCCTCCAGCAGGCACTCGAACACGGGACAGGCCAGAAACTGCACCTGGCTGCCGGCGTGCGGGGCCCAGACAGCGGTCAAGTCTTCGACCTCTGCACCAGTTGCGTCCATGCCTTGGCGTCCTGCAGCACGCCAGGCACCACCAGAACGCCGGCCGGGGCACCATCGTCGACCGGTGGGGCCGCAGGAGGCATCATCCGCTCCTTGTTGGCCGCCAGCAGGTTGGATGCGGGCACCAGGGCGTCGTTGCCGAGTTTGGTGAGCAGCGAGACGCCTTTCATGGCCGACAGCGAGACTTCCGACAGCGGATCGGCGTCGTCCACCTTGTTGACCTCGGCATTGGCCAGAGCGTGCAGGCGGTGAGCAGTGCGGGCTCCCAGCTCGGCAGCCGATGCGTAGCTGTTGCTGATCGAACGCAACTTGTCGGCCAAGTCGATGGCCACGGGCCGCTGGGCGGGGGTGAGGCTGTCCAGGGATTTGTGCGCCTCAGCGAGTTTTTCCGCTGTTTCTCGTACCTTCGTACTATCGGCTCGTACCGAACCAAGGCGCTTTCTGATGCCGCCTTCGCTGATTCCGTACTCACGGCCGAGCGCGCTGGCAGTCTCGCCGGCCAGCAGGCGCTTCTCCAAAGTTGACCATTGCGACTCGGTAAGTTTGGATGGCCTACCCACGAATCACCTCCACCAGCTCCGGCAGGATCAGCGCCACATCGAATGCCCGGTTGCGCGGCCGGATGTACCGGCACACCAGCCAGACGCGGTGCCCCCGGCGTTTGCCCCGGTAGGCGATCACCACGGCATCGAGCCCAAGCGGTGTGCGAACGGTCGCGCCGATCGGGATCTCCTCGGCGTCTCGCGGCTTCGGGGTGAAGCGCAGCAGGCCGATGCGGGGGGTGGTGTTGATGCCTGCGTTCATTTGCGCCCCCGAACCGCCCTCAGATGCTGAGCGGCGCTGCGGTTGATCCATTCCCGCAGGCGCTTCATCGCTGCGGCCTGCATGGCGTCGAGCTGGGCCGGGGTCATTGCTCCCCCTCATGCCAAACAACCGGCCGCTCCGACTGCCGCTGCACCAGCCAGCTCGATGTGCCCGCGATCTTGGACAGCAGCAGCCAGGGCATCTTCGCCTTGCCGGCCTGCGTCATCGCCTGCTTGCGGTGCGCCGTGGTGATCGCCGCGCAGTTCTTCACCTCGACGCTGTACGTGCGCCCGGTCGCCAGTTCGCAGGCCCAGAAGTCCTCGGCTTGCGTTCCGCTGTTGAGTTCGGCCACGGACCAGTCGCGGGACTGCAGCAGGTCGCGGGCTTCGCGTTGGCCTTTGCGGCCTTTGTTGCGGCTGGTGGCGCCGGTCACGCTGCAGCCCCGGAAATCGCGCGCGCAGGCGCGAGAGTTTTCATCCGCGCCGTCAACAAATCCGGCAGATCCGCCCAATCCGGCAACATCGCGCCATATCGCTCGGCCTCTGCCCATGCGTAGGCTTTGTCGCCGGGGCGCTCGGGCTGGTCGGATGCGATCCAGACGAG